TGCGAAGCAAAGTAACAACAGCACCCGCGATTGAACCTGTAATCTTAACGGAGTTAAAAGCTTCGTTAAGGATTACTTCAACCGCTGAGGATACGCTCTTGTCTCAGTATATCACTGACGCAAGATTGCTCGTGGAAAGAATCACGGGCCGGAAGCTGATCAATCAAACGATCACTTCATATTACACCGATTTTAATGGTTCAAGCGTCAACTCTGCGTGGTGGAGTGGGACTAGGGTCATGCACGAGAGCGTTCTCTATGAGCGCCAAAAGATTGAGTTAGAGTTCGCTCCTGTTCAAAGCTTGACCTCATTGAGCCAAGTGGAAGACGATAACAGCGAAACCGTTGTCGCTTCGACCGAATACTACCTAGATAACTATGACGACGACATGAGGAGCATTATTCGCCCCGTGTCTGTACTCACGGCAGGATCAAGGAACGAGAACAATTTGAAGGCTGTTTATGTGGCCGGATATGGCGCTCTAGCTTCTGATGTGCCTAGTGCATTGAGGAGAGCCATCATTGTTCTAGCTGGTCAGCTTTATGTGAACCGTGGTGACTGTGGCGATCAATGCCAGTCAGATTGTGGAGTGTCTCAAATGCTAGGCCCTTACATTATTAAAAATGCCTAAGCTTTGCGCTAGAGACTTCTCTGAGTACGTCGAGGTTCAGACTTCGACCCGTGGGGCTGATGGTTTCGGCGGATTCTCTGACTCATGGGCAGCTTCATCTTATATCTGGTGCAAGGTTGAAGATAAGCGCGGTTCAAATGAAATGAACAACGGACGTATCAAGGAGTTCTTTACAACTGAATTTACTACCCAATACCGTGACGACATCACGGTCACGGATCGTTTGAGTTTAGACGGCAAGATTTATAAAATCACTCAGGTTGAAAATGTCGATAGGAAAAGTCAATTCCTAGTTATCTATGCTGATGCAGGGAGGCCGACATGATTGAGACTGAGGGATTCAGAGAAATGATGATTCGATTCTCGTCTCTACCAACTGAGGTGGGTGTCGAGGTTCGGAAGGCCGTGAACCAAGGCGCTTTGATGGTTCACGCTGATGCGGTGCGATCAATTAGAAGCCCATCCGGTGGGCGAGTTTATGTTAGACGAAAAGCTAGGCGTGGGAAGCGTGGTTTTGGTCGTGGGTCACGAACTGGAATACATATTGCATCGAAGCCCGGTGACGCTCCAAATACTGACACAGGGAATTTAATAAGAAATATTAGAGTCTCAAAAACTAAGGGCAACACCCGCAAGGGGTACACTGCTTATGTTCGTGCTGTGACACCTTACGCTTATGACCTAGAGCATGGAACTAGCCGCGTAAAAGCTAGACCATTTATGGGGCCAGCACTAGCTAAGAACGCACCCAAGATTGAGGAGTTGATATTCAACGCGGTGAGGTTACAACTTTGATCACGACAACTCAGATACTCGCCGCTGTTCATGCTCGCTTTATTGGTGACGCCACTATCACGGGGCTAGTTCCTGCTGGTAGCATTGGTGCTTATGTGCTAGATGAATCGGCTTATCCTTATATCCAATATGAGCTCGACTTTGAGTCGATGCAAGTCAAGGGCGAAGATGCTCAAGAGGTAACGCTCATCGTGAACATCTGGACAAACTACAGGGGGCCAAAAGAGTGCATGGAAATAGCTGACGCTGTTCGTGCTGAGTTTGATGGCGCACCTGTAACAATAGCGAGTGGCAATGGTTTCGGATGCTCCTATGAGTCGATGGATCATTTTCAAGAACCTGAGGGCACGTCTTACCGTTGCACGGTGCTCTTTTCGATGCTCTACGGTGACGTATAATACTAAACAATAACAGAAAGGATTTAGATCATGGCCAAGTATCTTGGAAACGCAATGCTCCTCCAAGTGGAGACAACTCCCGGAGGTGGAACTTATGCAACTATCGGGGGTAGTTCTAGTCATTCCATGACGCTCAATAATGAGCAAGTGGATGTCAGCGACAAGGGATCTAACCGCTGGAAGGAACTACTAGCTGCTGGTGATAGGTCACTTTCTATCTCCATGGAAGGCTTCGTTTCTGATGATGCGAACTTCGAGATCTTTAGAATTGCCGCTCGTGATGATGTTATTCTCAACTACACTTTGACCTACGGCAACTCGGACACAATCGTTGGCGCTTTCCATATTGACAGTCTAGAAGTGAGTGGCGCAAGAAATGAAGGTCAATCATTTAGCGCATCGCTGACTAACAGTGGCGAGCCCACCACATTAGACTAATCATTCAAGGGTGACAGCGATGGGCTTGATCTCCCATCGTGGCCGTTGACTCCTTACGGTCAGTCACCCTACTTTTAAGGAGAATCTTTTAATGGAGTAAATTATGAGCAAATGGAAAGGCACGTTTGAGATCGAGCTAGGCGGAGAGAAATATCAACTCCGCCCATCATTCGATGCATTATGTGAGTTTGAGGAGGCCGCTGGTGTTCCTGCTCACGTTGCAAGACAGCAACTAATTGAAGGTAACTTTGGGGCCAAGGTTATTCCTGCGGCGCTATGGGCTGGAATCAAAGGCGAGCACCTCATGAGCGGTCAGAAATGCCCGTCATTTAGGGTAGTTGGTGAGACGGTCCGTAAGGCGGGAATGTTTGGATTCCAAGTTGAAGCTCTCAAGTTTTTGACGTATGGCCTCAGTGCTGATGACATCATTGAGCGCATTGAGAACGACGAACCAGAGGAAGAAAAAAAAAGTTAACGGACTTCTCGATCGAGTGGTGGCGCTTCGTTGGTATTCTTGTATCTGATTATCACATCCCTATAAAGGACGCATGGGCTACCACACTCCGAGAATTTTGTATAATAACTAGATGTCGAGACAAAAAGGCTATTCGTGATAAAGTTGAAGAAACATCCAAGCAAGAGATCCTCGATTTCTTTGCAATGCGAGCGTTAATGAATGGCTAATTTAAGCGAAGAACTAACGATCAGAATCCTTGCTGACATATCCGGCCTCAGGTCGGATATGGAGCAGGCGAGACAGTCAATTGCAGGTTTTGAGCGCCAGACGCAACGTGCTAGTTCTCAGTCAACGAGGATGGGCAGGTCATTTGCGTTCGCTGCTGTTAAACTTAATTTACTGCTGAATGTTGCAGGTAAGTTAGCCGAGGCTCTCCCGGCTTTGATAGGGAAACAACTTGAAGCCGCCCGTGCTTCTGATTTGTGGGCATCACGTTTAAATGTCGCAAGGTCTTCGTTTTCACAGTTAGCCGCTGTTGGTGTCAAGTTTGGCGCTACAACTGATGACGTGGGGGATGCAATTAAAGACTTGAACGAGCGTATTGCTGACGCGGCTCGTGGGAATAAAAACTTTGAGGAGGCACTAAACCTAGTTGGGCTCAAGTCCAAAGAATTGATCAACATGCCAGTAGACGAGCAATTCTTAAAAGTTGCTGACGCTATCGGAAAGATGAACAATGCCGGAGACAAAAACTTTGTAACTGCCACGCTTATGGCTGATGCGGGTTTCCGTTTAATACCTATGTTTGAGAAGGGCGAGAAATCTATTAGGGCCATGGGCGATGAATTGCTCCGAACCAATAGGGCACTCAGCGAGACACAACTTAAGGAACTTGAAAAAATAAACAAATCTACAATGGACATGGGGCGGTCAGTTGAGGCTCTAGGAAATGCGCTCGCTTTGCATCTTGGCCCCGGTCTAAAGTTAGCGGCTCAATGGGCTGAAAAACTTTCTGGTATCGCTGCTGACATGCTGGGGACCAGTGAGACTGGGATGCGTGATCGCTTGAAAGAGATCAACGAGGAGCTAAAAAAATATAAGAATGTTGGCAATACTTTAAAAGAGCAGACAAAAGCTAGAGGTGGATCGGTCGCGCTATATAACAGTCATGTGCTTGAAAAGATTGGGCTCATGCAGGAAATGGTTAAGCTCGAAAACCATTTAAAGTCTTTTGAGGAATCGTCAATTAAGATGACAGAAAAAAGAGCCTCATCTGTAAAAGCTGAGACTCTAGCTATAGAGGCCAAAAATAAAGCCCTCACGACAACTTTAGATTTAAACGCGGCATTTGAAGAACAGTTATCTCAGTCCGGCCCTAACCTAGCAACTATGTCCGGCATGATATTAGGTGGTGGTGATGGTGTCGGAGCTTCTGGTCCAGAAAATGAAGTTGATAAAGCACAGAAAGACCTCCTCCTTCAAAACCTTCTGGACTACCAAGAGAACGAATGGGAGTACAAGAACGCGCAACGTGAACGCGAGCTAGAAGCAAATCGGGGGTTCTGGGATTCAATGCTCATGATCGACGAAAGGGCCAAGAACGCAAACGCGGCACTTTGGCAAAGTGGATGGCAAGGAAAAATGCAAGTTGCATCCAAGTTCATGGGCCAAATGGCAACCCTTATGGGTAGCAACTCCCGAAAGCTTTTCGAGATCGGCAAGGCGGCGGCTATTGCTCAAGTGGCCATTGATACCCCCAAGGCGGCCATGAGTGCGTACTCTTCGATGGCTGGGATACCTCTAGTCGGTCCTGCTTTGGGCATAGCGGCAGCGGCGGCCGCAGTAGCAAGCGGCGCATCACAGATTCAAAACATCAAAAGCCAAACAATGGGTGGCGGTTCTGTTAATGCCGGTGGCATTAGCGGAGGTGGTGGCGCAGGTGCTGGAGGTGGCCAACAACAAGCCGCGCCGGAAAACGTACTGGACGCGACCTTTAACATCCAAGGTTCATCTGTTTCGGCTGATTCAGTCAGACAATTAGGAAGCTCACTCAATGAATATATCGAAGATGGTTTTAGGATTCGGAGTGTTCAAGTAGTATGATTAAGCCTAAGATATTTTACGAAAATGCGCTACGTGGCATAACTCCCACCTTCTCAGGAACAACCGTGAGCGGCAAGGGACCAGAGAACGCCACGGACTGGCAAGACTTCTCGTTCTTTACGGCCAATTCTGGAACGCTCGATTATACCGTTGGCGCTGATACAGACATCGACGCCATAGCTATTTATGTGG